CTAGGTACTGGCGGGTTTCGGGGTCGATCATCAGCCGCCACCGCCGAACATCTTGCCGATCATCTTGCCGCCGAACATGCCGCCAATCGCGCCCGCCGTCGCGTTGTGCAGCGCGCTCGCGTTCGCCCCCGCGATGCCCGACCGGATCTGCTGCCGCGCGCTGCGCGCGTCAAGCTGCGCCTGCCGGTCAGCCGATAGCAGCCCTTGCATCGCTAGATTCTGCTGCTGTAGCCCGGCCGCGCCCGACTGCATTTGCCCCTGGTGCGCCGACAGCAGCCCGCGCGCCTGAGCCATCTCCGCGGCCCGCGCCTGAGCGCCAGCGCTCGCGGCCTGCGCCATCGCGTCGCTGCCGCGCGCCATCGCCTCACGCTGAGCCAACATCCCCATCGGTCCCTGTGTCCCGGCAGCCATACTCTGAGCGTTCAGCGCCGCGCGACGGCCCGCTTGCTCGGCCTGCATCTGCGCCACGCTCGGACCTCGACCAAGCGCCGCGTCGCGCAGCAGCCCTTCGGTCTGCGCCTGCCCGGCGAGTAGCCCTTGCTGCTGCTGGTATCCCTGCTCATACCCGGCCAGGCCAATCTGACGCGCCTGCGTCGGATCGTAGCCAAAGTAAGCGTCTCCCTCGCCGCTCGGGTCGTACGATGACTGACCGGTCAAAGCATTGAAAAACTTGGGCAGCCGCTTGACGTGCGTGGCCGGGTTGAACTCGCCCACCGGATTGTCCCAGATTTCGTTGAACGCTGTGTCACCTACTGCCATGGCATCACCTCTTAGGACGGAACCACGTACCGCATCGCGTCCGACGACCCGTGGATTAGCGCGGACTGCTTGCGTGCATACTCGAGCCGGATCCCGTGAAACCGCACGGGCGCAGTCGTCGCCGCCGTGTCGACGGTCATCGTGAACCGGAACCGGATCGAGTTCACCGGCTCACGCGGCAGCTTGGTGCGCGTCTGAATCCGCGCATCGGAGTAGCCGCTGGTCGCGGCCATCTGCGCCACCGTTAGCCTGATCGTGTCGGTGTAGTCTGGAGAATAGTCGTAGCCGATCTCGCAGACCATGGAGTGATCATCGATGCCCTCGCCCAGCGTGAGCAGTCGACGAGCGCGCCACATCCCATTGATCCCGTGCGGCTTGAGCCACGGCGTCGTGACGATGAACGACGGATCGTCGCTGTCGTGCTTGTAATCGGCGGCCCGCTTGTGCACTAGCCCGCCGCCGTCCACGTAGTAGTGAGTTCCGTCCACGACGATCCCGCTCATGGGGTAGTAGGACGTCGTTGTCCCGAGCCCGACGGGCCAGATCGTCCACACGCCGCGCCGCAGGTCGAAAACAGCGTACTCACCAGCTTCGTTGTCGGTGAGCCCGACCGCGATCAACGACTCGCCGTCGAACTGCTCCGCGGTGGTGACCACGGGGTAGGTCTCCATCTCGTCCAAGATCGGATCTCCGATCGGTGCCGGCTGCGCGCCACCGTCCCAGATGTAGATCGCTCGCCGCGCCTGGAACATCAAGCCGGCTCCGGTCTCGCAGATCGACCGCTCGGACACGCAGCCCGTATCCGACACCACCCGCTCAATATCGCTCAGCGCCGCGCCTTGGCCGTTCGCCGCGGGCGGCGTGCCGTACAGGCGCCACAGCGCGTCCGGTGTCAGCACCGCCAGATTGACGCCAGCGACACCGACGCCGGTGACCTTGCCGGAGACAGCCGGCACCTTGATCCGCTGAAACCCGGTCCATGTCGTGGCGATACCCTCGACGGTCGGCTTGCTGATCCAGACCTCGTTTTCCCACCCGATTACAGCGCGATCTTTCCAGATGCACAGGCTTGAGCTTGGCGGCGGCGGGTCGTTGTTCAGCTCGCCCTCGCCGATCGTAAGTTGCTCCTCGTCACCGTACGGCACCGAGATATTGCTAGACGTCACGAAAGTGCTGTCACTCGGATCCAACTGCACGCGGTGTGACAAGTAAAACGGGCCTTCGGTGGTCTGGTCACCGGTGCGCCACACCTCCGCGTAGACCTCCGGCAGAAACGAGTCCTCCTTACGCTGAATCCCGTTGACCCAATATTGCGAGATGTCGACGGTCACCAGCGTAAGGTTCGGCGCGTACGCGGTGTTATCGACGGTGTGCGTGTAGCGCGTGCCTGCGCCACTACGCATCAGCGACCCGTCCGCGCACCGGTACGCGAACGTCACCGCTAGCCTGATGTCGCCGTTCTGGTAGCCCTGCCCGGGTCCTGATCCTGTGCCCCCGCTGTCATTGTCAGCAGACGTATCAATCCACGGGTCGTGCAGGAACCCGGCTTCGTACACTCGCGAGCCGTCATAGCGCTGCGTGAGGCCGCCTGCGATCAGCGTGTGCCCGCCGACTTGCGCCGCCCTGTGCTTCTCGTTGGTCGTGAAATTGAAGGCGTACTCAGTGAAGACCTCCGTATCGTTCCAGATCTCCGGTACGCCGACAGCCCATACACCGGTGCTTTTCTGATACGGGTAGCACTGCAGGTTTGTTGACGAGGCGTTGTAAAACGCGACCCCCCACCCGAAGTGCCCGACACACAGATCGGTTTTGCCGGCCGTGTTGCTCACGCCGATCTCGGTGTCCATCAGGTAGTAATGCCTTTGGAACGGTGCGGTCGCGGACAGATCTGCCGAGCCGACATCGCCACCACGGCCGAAGAACGCGCCGACGTAGTAGCAGCGGCTACCCTGCAAGAACGGTCGCGAGATCATCAGGACATCATACTGCGTCGACTTGCCTCCTTCGAGCGCGCCCGCCGAGTCGACTCGCTGGCGGTGCGTGCTCCATTCTACGGTGCCGTCAGAGTCCGCGGTCCACACGATCGCGAAACTGTCCGAGGCGCTAGTCCCGAGCGGGCACACGCCGATCGACTCAACATCGTCTGTCGTCGCTGGCTCGGTCGCGGCGAGTGACGCTCCGTAATAGGACGCAAGCGTGCTCGCGACGTAAGCGCGATAACGGACGAGTACTGGCGACGCCGTGACTGCGTATGCGACAAGGATGTTGCCGCCGCTCATTCCTCCGGCGTCGATCGCGTGCACCACCTCAGCGAAGTTCACCGACGCCTGTCGTGTGCCGAGGTCAGACGAAAACTTGTCGATGTATACGTCGGTGCCCGCCGCATTTTTGTAACAGACATACACCGATGTACCGATCGCACACGCGCAGAACACCGATGAATCAACCGTCGTGATCGTCGACAAAGCGGCCGCACTGGCGAACGAGATCGGCGCGGCAGTGCTGTCGACGGTGGCGTACTTCAACCCGCTCGCGCCGTCGTACCAGATCACGTGGATGTCCGTGCCAGACGCCACGCAAATCGGCTGTGACCCGCTTGAGTCCAGCACTGTGTTCGCGATCAGCGTGGTGCCCGACGCGAGATCGACGATCGACCCGACGACGTCGGAAACCGTGTTCAGGTACGCTGCGTGCACTGCGATCTGGCCCGTGGCGGCCGATGCCCAGTGCTTATGCGACGCTCCGATCCCGCTCGTCGTGACGGTGTTGCGAGCGATCGTGCACGGGGTCAGGCGCCCCCGCTCTGCCCATCGGTCAAGCGTGGAGCTGTAGGCGTGCATATTCGTCGCAGAGCACGCGAGCAGTTCGTTCCCGCGCTTCGCTAGCCGCTTCACGCCGCTCGGGTTCGTTTCGCCGCTGACAGCCGTGGTCATTGTGACCAGGTCGGTCCCGTGGAACATCTCAAGGGCGCCGCTCTTGGCGTAGTAGCACCCCGTCGCGGCGAGCAGGCCGTCCGTGATCCATTTGTCGGTGTCCTGGTCGAGACCGCGCGCGAAGTTGTACTCGAGCACTTCCGGCTGCAGAGGCATCAGAACACCTCCACGCGGATGTTTGCCGACGCCGAAGCCGTGAGCGTCAGTGTGTCATTGTTCAACGCGGCGCTGCGCCACACGGTAGCGTCCGCGTCGATGTCGATGACGCGCCACCCCGCCGGCTTGCGGCCCAGGCTGTGACGCAGAACCTTCGCCGTCGTCCCGACCGATGCCGCCAACGTGACCGTTTTCGACCGCGTCGAAAGCTCGTGTTCGCGAACGGCGTCTTGGACGTCCGCCGCGGTCGGGCTCGCGGTTTGGCGCAGCGGCTTCGTCATCGACGCCAGAACCCTCCCGGGTCACCGTAGGTGTCATCATGCTGTCGCCGGTCCACGATCGTGTGAGCGCTAGCGTAGTCAAACGGCGTGCACTCGCGGACGATGCGCTGGCGGAGTGCTTCCTTTTGCATGATCGGCTGCGACGCATCTGCCTCTTGCTTGACCCGGACCTTGATGATCACGTCAAGAATGACGTACTCATCATAACCAGCGGTGTAGATCTCCGGCGTGTTCGCCGCCGGCGTCTCGTCGTAAGCTGGTTCTGCGTAGCCATAGAATGTTAGCGTGTAGGCAGCATCCGGCGTCGGGAAGAACCTCACGCCCCAAATCCGCTCGATGTCTGTCTCTGACCGGTATAGCGAATAACGCGGCAGCTCACCACCGCGCCACGACTCGCTCGCGCTGGAGAACGTATCTGACGCCATGTTGACCTGTCGCAGCGGCACACGATCGCCGCCGGGCAGCGTCAGGTCAATGCGGAGCACACGGAGCGCGTTGTAGCCATCCGTCGCGACGTCGAACACGGTCACGCTGTTGACGCCTGCCGTCGTAGTGCGCGTCGTCGTGATCACGGGCAGAGCGTTCAGCGACCCGAGCAGCTCCCATAATTCGAGCTGCGAGCCGCGGATCATGTCGTCCATCTCGCCGCCGCTCGTGTCGTCGATGTAGACGCTGTTCGCCATGTCAAGCCGCTGCTTGATGGTGGCTTTCAGCGCTGCGATCGTTGGCGGGGCGTAGGCCATGCGTCAGTCCCGAGTGTCGAGGTAGTCATCCAGCGCGGCGCGCACGCCGCTGTGGTCGCCGCGCTTTGACGCGCGCAGCAGGTCACGCACGATCTCGTCGCGGTCGTTCGGCTCGGTCTCGTCGTCGCGAGACCGGCCCGCCCCTTTCTTGGGGCGTAGGAGCGGGCCGATGCTCACGAGCTTCATCGCAGCGAATCCGAGGAGATCAGGTAGGCGACGAAGTTGACACGCGGACCGTCAAGGTTCGCATCCGTGCCAGCCGCCGACGCAGTGATGATCTTGAACGATGCTGCGGTCGACCCGCTGCCTGCGCTCTCGGTGCCAGTGCGAACCGTGTCGTTCGCGTTCGTGGTCACGTCCGAAAGCGTCGCCATCGTGATCAGTGACGTGCAGCTCTTCTCGAGCGTCACGGTGTACACGCCGGTGCTCGGGGTGGAGATACTCCACCCCTTGCCGACTGTGTTGACAGGTGCGCCGGTTCCGTCCGTTTCGAACGACCCAACGACCACCTCCACCCCGGGCAAGCGCGCCCGGAGTGGATACGCAACAGCGCTGCGATCGGCCATTACAGCGTCACCACGCAATTGGCGTTCGGCTTCGTGCAGGCGAAGTTGAGCAAGCTCGACCCGCGGACATCGAACCCGAAGCTGGACGCCTCACGAGACAGCATCCCACCGTCCTCGTCCATGATCTTGATCGGCGTGGCTTGCGAGTGAATCGCTTTCCACGCGTCCCGCTTGACCAGGTAGAGTTGGTTCGTCGAGCAGCTGCGATCCGCGTAGCACTCGATCGGACCCTTCGGGCCGGCGATCTTGATGCCCTCGAACCCGATGCTGGCGTCCATGCCCTTGCTGTCGCCCTTGACGTATTGGACCTTGGCGTCCAACTCGGTCACCAGGTCATTGTACGTCTCGAACGACATCAGAGCGCAGTCCTGACGCGCGGCCTCGCGCCCCGACACCGCTGCACCCTTGCGGATCGCGTGCGAGATCGGAATCCCGGTGCCGGTGACGATCTGACCAGCAAGGCGGGTCTCGTCGACACTCCGGGTCGCGCCATAGAACGCGGTCCCGAGCCCGGTGCGGGTGATCGGACACCAGTCCGCGAGCCCGGCGCGGCCGATGCCGAAGTCGCC